TTATTCCTCAACAATCTCCCATCTGCCACCTACTGAACTTCCGTAAAGTGGTGCAGGATTAATTTTGGGATATAGATAATCTTCACCACTATCATCTACGACTCTGTAATAATCATTATCTTCAACTGTAGCGTCATAAATTTTTCCATTAGTAAGTGAGTCAACACCAAAGCTCTCACCTATGTATTTAAGTTTCATAATATCACCTACCTTTTAATCTAGATTTTTCTCGTACGATTTAATAATTTCATATGGTTGTAAATAAATACAATTTAGTTTTATATTCTATAAAATACTCACCTTATAACACAATTCTAATATCAAATTAAAATTAGTGCAATGCCAAAAATGGGACTTATCTCAAAAAATAAAAATTTTTACAAAAGAAAAAGACCTAGGCTATTGCCTAGGTCTTTTTTGGCTGAGCGGTGTCGGTAGTAGTCGCACCGCTTATGTCTTTTAACATATCATTATAACTAACTTTTTCAGCTTCTTTGGAGCCGTTATAATAAATAATAATTTTATCATCAAATACATATATAGCATTGATAAATGTATCAATAATTTGTTTTTGAAACTCTTTATCTCTAATATTTCCGTTCGTAACATTCTTGATAAATTCAACAACATCAGACACATTCATTTTAGCTTGCGATATTGATTTTTCACGCGCTATCTCTAATTCGAGTTCGTTCAATTCAATGTCGATTTGTTCAATTTCTTTATTCAGCTTATCCAACATACGCTCATTAGTTGTCTTTAGTAATGCGTGTGATAATTCGTCGAATTTAGCTTCTAAGCTGTTTTTATTTTCTTCTAGTGTAGTTAAATGATTGTCGCCAAATTCGCAATTGTACAAATCTACAACTTTCTGTGCCACTTCTTTAATAAACTTTCTGTCGCTATACATTTCAAGCGTTTTGCGCACAATTATTTCTTCAAGTTCTTCTTGTCTTTCTCTTTTTTTATTGCAATTATTTTTGTGAAATTTTTGGTTTCTGCATACATAGTAACCAAATTTTACTCCGTGACGTCCTGTTGATGTTTCGCCAGTTATCGAAGCTCCGCAATATCCGCAAAATAATTTTGTTGACAATAGATATTCGCGCTTATACGAGCGCGCACCGCCTTGACGCTTATTTTTCGTCAAAATGTTTTGTACCGTGTCGAATAAATCAACGTCAACAAGCGCGGGAATAACGTCTTTAATCGTAATATCTTGATAATTATATTCACCGATATATTTTCGATTTTTTAGAAGCCTATCGAGTGAGCTAAATGCAAATTTGGTTCCTTTTTTGTTTCGCCAACCTTTTGCGTTTAAATCGTTTATAATCTCTTTTTTTCCTTTGCCGGACGCGTATTGAGTATAAACATATCTTACAATTTCCGCTTCTTTCTCATTGATAACGTAACGCTTATTAACGACGTCATACCCGAGCGGAGCGGTACCACCGCAAGACAAACCGTGTCTAACTGATTCGCGCATTCCTCGTCTTACATTCTCGCTCAGCTGTAGACTATATGTTTCCGCCATTGCTTCTAAGATTGATTCCAACAAGACACCTTCCGAGCCTTCCCCAACAAATTCGGTCACGGATAACACCCTAACTCCGCATTTTTTAAGCTGATTTTTATAAACCGCGCTATCATAACGATTACGCGCAAATCTGTCTAATTTCCAAACAAGTATATATTTAAACTGTTTATTTTTGGCGTCACGTATCATTTGTTGAAACTGCGGGCGCTCGTCAGTCGTTCCGGATATAGCCCTATCCGAATACACGTTAATAACCTTCATTGCGTTGCGTTCCGCGTAATCTTTACAATATCTTAATTGACCGTCAATACTTTGTTCTTGCTGATTATGCGAACTAAATCGCGCGTAAATAACCGCATTTTCCATTTTTAATTACCTCTTTTATTATCAAATTGATGTAATTAAAATTATATTGATTTTTAAATAAATTCCAAGAGTTTTTTTGAAAAAATTGAAAAAATTTTTGAAAAACGCTTGACAAACTACGGGTAAAGGCGTATAATAATATATGTAAGGTAAAGGAAACGAACCTTATAATAATAATAAAAGAGGTATTAAAATGAAATACTATGTAATCGGTACAAGAAAGTACTCTAATGAAAAGCACACAGACTTCACAGATGAATGGACTTCATATTCAGGCTTTGACTATGAGGAAGCAAGGAAAGCGCTTGCGGAAGAACAAAGCAAATATGAATGTTACTCAACAAAGTACG